CTTCCCAATGACCAAACAAGTTCAGCGCCGACGCGGCACCGCAACGCAGCACACATCGTTCACTGGCGCGGAAGGTGAGATCAGCGTAAACACGACCAACAAGTCAACGCACGTTCATGATGGCGTGACAGCGGGCGGCATTGAGGCTGCGCGGGCCGACTTGGACAATGTAGACGCAGCGGACGTCTTGGCTGCTGCTGGCATTACGGCATCGGCTACTGAGTTGAACCGAGTTGACGGCGTGACCTCGCCGCTTCAAGCGCAGATTAACGCAAAGGCTCCGAAGAACAACGCCACGTTTACAGGTAACTTATCGGGTGTTAACGGAACCTTCACAGGTGACGTTACTATCGGTGATGACCTGCTACTTACTGGTCCTAATCCAGTAATCACCTTGACCGACAACGATGGTGCTAGTGAGTACACCAAGCTATACAACGTCAGTGGTAACACCTTTATTGACGCCCGCAATGGAGCTTCTAACGGTCTCATCGCCTTTAGGGGCGCTGGTGGCGGAGTCACAGACGAGTACGCTCGGTTTACCGGAAGTGGCTACTTTGGCATCGGTACAACGTCACCGAGTGGTAAGCTACACGTAGACTCAGGTACGGCAAACACCGTCGCACGGTTCTCAAGTACAGACTCCGTTGCATCCATCTACCTGACTGATAGCAATACAACAGGGACCACAGGCGCTATCCACGGCTTGCTGACAGCGGGAGACAATCTTGAGGTACGCGGGCTAAACAAGGTTGAACTCGCCACTGGGACAACGACCAAAGTGACCGTAGACCTAGCAGGTAATGTCGGGATTGGTACTTCTAATCCTGCGCATAACTTGGACATCAACACGACAGTTGTGCCAGCCACTGACACCTACAGTACGCTTCGTTTAGAGGCTGCCAACTACGGATACATTATTGGAGGCGGCCTAAAGCAAGGGGCTGGCGGTAACTTAACGGTTACACAAAACCAAGCTGGTACACTGACAGAACGATTGCGGATTGACGCATCTGGAAACGTTGGCATCGCCAACAGCACCCCAGCAGCCATGCTTTACGTAGGTGGTAACACTACCATCCTTGGGGGAACCGCTGGTAACGACATAAATCTTCTGACACTACACGCTAAGACTGCTTCTAACGACGACAAACTCCAGTTTACCTCTGAGCGCCTCACAACAGGCACATCTTGGACGACTGCTGCCCAGCGTATTCAGCGCAAGGTTGACAATACCCAGATGGGATACATGCAGTTTGGCCACAACACGTCCAACCTGATAACCTTTGGTGAAAACGCTACGGAGTATATGCGGATTGACGGGGGAGGTAACTTGATGTTGGGGGCTACCACCACCCCTGTCTTTAACAACACCACTGGACAACAGGGGTTTATTATGGGTCAAACTGGGACTATCCAATCAAGCAAGGTTAATGGCACCAACGTGTTGATTAACAGACAAGGTTCGGATGGCAACATCCAAGGGTTCTACAGAGAGGGGGTTAGTGTAGGCAGCATCTCAGTCTCAGGTTCAGCAACATCCTACAACACTTCGTCAGACTACCGACTGAAAGAAAACGTGACGCCTATCCAAGGCGCTTCTGACACCGTTATGGCTATGCAACCTTGCACCTACACAGCTATCGCAGATGGCCTATGGTACGATGGCTTCCTTGCTCACGAACTAGCAGAGGTTCACCCCCGTGCAGTGGCTGGCACTAAAGACGCCATGATGGACGAAGAGTACGAGGTAACACCTGCTGTCTATGAAGACGTTGTGACGCCTGCTGTTGACGCAGTTGCAGCCACATATGATGATGAAGGCCTTGAGCTAACACCAGCCGTAGAAGCTGCGCCTGAGACCACAGAGAACACCTTGGTCACAGAAGCAGTCATGGGAACCCGCAGTGTCCCTGACATGCAGTCCGTTGACTACTCTAAGTTGACACCAATCCTGACCGCCGCCTTGCAAGAGGCATTAACTGAAATCGCTGCACTGAAGGTTCGTGTAGCTGCACTGGAAAGTGCATAACACTCTGAAAAGGAGATCAACATGACTGCTGAAGACAAAAAGGCGATCATTACGATTGACGACATCGAATACACCGAAGACCAACTCTCAGACGAGGCGAAGGTCTGCATCAACCACATCGGCTCACTAGATCAGAAGATTGGTTCCGCCCAGTTTAACCTGACGCAACTCCAAGGTGGTCGTGAGTTCTTCATGGCTCGATTGAAGGCCGAGCTGGCTGCGGAACCAGAGGCTGAGTAAACACTTTGCGCTGGGCGGCGTGGGTTCAAAACCGTTCCGCCCCGTGCTACATTTACAAGATACAATTTGCTTAGGATCACAGACATGCCAGACGACGCACGATTAGCCCGCATTGAAGTAAAGCTGGATCAAGTTGGCGATGCGATTGTCGCGTTGGCTCGGATGGAAGAACGGATGATAACGCTGTTCAAGCGAATGGATACGCTCGACGTCGAGCAGAACAGCCACAGCCGTCGCATCGCGTTGGTCGAGAGTAGGGTCGGATCAAACGGCGCAAGCCTGCGGTTTGCGGAGCGCGTATTCTGGATCGTCGTAACGGCTGGCGTTGCGCTGGCGTTCGCAAAAATAAGAGGGCTATAACATGCGAATTAACAAAGCGGGCATCGACCTGATCAAAGAGTTTGAGGGGCTGCGGATGGAAGCATACAAATGCCCAGCGGGCGTCTGGACTATCGGCTACGGCACCACAGGCCGCGCTGGTGTCGGCATCAAGCCCGCCGCTGGCATGGTGATCACGGAAGCCGAAGCCGAATGGTATCTTGAGCAAGCCGTCGCAAAGTTCGCTGCGGGCGTCGAGGCTGTCGTCACTGCGCCCATCGACGAAAACGAGTTCGCCAGCATGACCAGCCTTGCATACAACATCGGGCTGTCGGGCTTTCGCAAGTCGTCGGCGCTGCGCCATTTCAACGCTGGCGACAAAGCAAAAGCCGCAGCCGCGATTAAACTCTGGAACAAAGCTGGCGGCAAAGTGCTGGCGGGCCTTGTGCGCCGACGTGACGCCGAAGTCGAGTTGTTTTGGACGCCAGTTCCCGTCGAGCCAGCAGGGCCGCCACAGGGCCGCACCAGCGCCGCACAGAGCCGCACAGTGCAATCTAGTGTCGTGCAGGGTGCAACAGCAGTTGGCGGCGCTGTAGGGGCGTTAAACTCGCTGGACGGTACTGCGCAAATAATTGCGCTGGTGGGCTGTTTTGTAATCGGCGCGCTAGCAGTGTTTATTTTGCGCGAACGTCTGCGTAAATGGGCGGGAGGCGACCGATGACCCTGCGCCTGCAATTATACCTATTCGTCGGGCTGGCATTCGTCGCTGGCCTATTCCGCTGGCGGTCTGCATACGCTGACGCCAAGCTGGCAGAAATCGACAAGCAGATCGCGTCTGATAGATTGGATGCGGCGCTGCGCAAAATGGAGATTGAGCATGACGTCGAAACGCTTGGCGACGTTGGCCTTGGGGAGCGCGCTGCTAAGTGGCTGCGCCCAAGCGCCGACAAACGGTAACTACTGCGATCTGGCTCGGCCATTGCAGTTTGAAAGCCAGCAAACCATCGACACGTTAATGGTGCAGGATCGCGGGCTGCTGGTCGGCATTGTCGTCAATAACGAAACTTGGGATCAATTCTGTAAATGATTGCCCGCCGCGCTACCAACATCGGGCGCGCGGGCGAGTTTTTCGTCTGCCACTTGTTAGAGCGTGCGAACTGCGAGGCCACTAGATCGGACGGACGGTTTGACGTGATTGCGCTGCGGCCTGACGGCACGCTGGCGTCGGTCGAGGTTAAAACATGCGCCACAATTTCGCACACGGGCCGCGTGCGGTTTAATGTCGGCGCGTCAAAAGCCGACTGGTGGGGCCTTTACGCGCTGCCGCTCGGTCTGGTTTTATTTATGCGCGGCGACGATGCCAGACTAAACTGCAAGCACATGACACTCAGGACGGCAGACTTTACGCCCGCCGCCCAATCTGCGTCGTTGCGAGAGTTAGCTGTAGGTCATTTCTGATGCCAATGCCAGATATCCACACGCATCCACAAAGTTGTCGCTGTGTTCTCGATTTGACGCTGCGCGGGCGTGCTTAAACAGCGACATCATCATCGCGACATCGTATGAGTTCAGCGGGCCTTCGTCGCGGTGGATTAAAAACCATTCCCACAGTGCTGCGATGCTGGCGAAACTGTCTTCGGCATCGCCATGCGTTGCGGCCCGATCCTGCGTGATGCATTTTTTGGCTGCTTTTAAAACCTGTGATCTGTTCATTTTGTGCTGTTCCTCATTTTGCGTTGTTGGTATTAGGTTGATGTGGGGCGAATATTTCAACCTTGGTTGATGTTGGTGCGCTTGCTGGTTACTGCGCTACAGTCCGATTTTTAGCCCGCCCGCCCCACACGATTTCAAATGTTATGCCCCTGCTGCCGCATCGCTGACGTAAACTCGCGCAAATCTCGCATGGCGATCTGCAACTCGTTTGCGATGCTGGGCCGCGCGTCGCGCCGCCAGCGTTCATCCTGCAAATTGTCCACGCGCTGGCGCAGGTAGCGCAACACGGCGGCGTCGGCGGGTGTTAGGTCACTGTCAGCCATCAGTTGACACCTCCTTCCATTTCAGCAGCATATGCCTCGGCTTCTTTCGCGTCATCAATCGCTGCCTTCAAGCGTTTTTCCAAATCCTCGATGCGGGCGGCGGCTTGCATTCGCATATCGCATTCTGCCTGCCAGAACTGCACGTTACGCAATCGCTTCACCAGATCATTGGCCATCACAAGTCACCCCGCGCTCTGGGGCGCATGGACGCTGACAAAAGATTTGTTCGGTGGCATTGCGCCCACACCTCGCCGCCGTCGCCCATGTCAGACAGTTCGTGGCGCGCATCGCTGACAATCAGCAGCGCATCCGAGCATTCCGCCTGCGACGGTAGCGTGACAGTGTACGTTGTCGCGCCGATATGGATCAATAATACTGTGAAAAATGTGGTCATTGGTCATCTCCTGCGGCATACTTTGCCCGTTCGTGTTTGATCCTGCCTGCGACGTAGACGGGCGCGCTGTCGATGCAGCGGCCATCCATTTTCACGCGGTGTCGTTGTACGGCCTCCGCGCTGGGGTAGCACCGCCAGCATTCGGGGCAACGGAAACTGCGTTTCTTGCTCACGATCTGCGCCCCTTATCTGTTAGTTCATACCAGTTGCGATTGCCAGTGCTCGAAACGTGCTTGCGGATAAAGCCAGCGGCCCCGTTTAGATTGCGCAGGGCGTTCTGAACCGACGCTGGCCGGATGATGCCGATCAAGGCGTCCTGCATAGCGCGCTGCGTTGAAATGCCGTCTTTGCACGTCCGCAGGAATTTTAGCACGGCGGCTTCGGCGACGCGCTGAACCGATTGTCGCTCAAGTTCGGATCGGTCAGGCGATGAAGGCAACAGCCTGCGGTGGCCGTCTGCAAGTTCGTGGCGGCGGATGACCCTCG